AATTTCCTGTAGCTGCTGAAACAGGTGCAGAATAATTTTATAAATAAACGTAAATGGACCTATTAGTATAATGGCACATAGACCAGTTGGAGCGGGACAATCTTTTGCAACAGCAGCAGTGGCATCAACGTCATCTGCTTTTAATGTTCAATCGAGTGTCTTGCGATTAGTAACTACAGATGCTCCAGCATTTGTTGCGATTGGAACTGATCCAGTTGCCACTAACGCAGATTATTATATTCCTGCAAATACTTCTGCAACTCTTGCTTTATCTAAAGCATCTCAAAAAGTTCAGAGTATTACGAAAGGAAGCACTACTACTATTGATTGCCCTGAAGGAACAGCAATGCCCTTCAATATTGGTGATCGGGTAACATTGAATAATGCGAATGATACTAATTGGACAACTTTGATTAATGATACTCAAGTAACTGCTGTCAATACAACTTCTAATACAAGTGGTTATTTTGGCACTAGGATAACAGTTGAAGCTAATACAAACGGTATTAGCACTGCATTTTCTCATGCTGATGCAACTCTTATCAGATCTCAAAAAGTATCTGGTATTTCAACTGGTGGTTCTAAAGGTGCAGTTTATATACAACAAGTTCAAACAACAGGGGATGCCTGATGAAACTGATTAGAGAAGAAATCGAATCTGTTGAATTTCTCGTCGAACAAAAGAACGGCAAGAAGTCAATGTATATTGAAGGCGTTTTCCTACAAGGAAACATAAAAAACCGTAATGGTCGTATGTATCCGATGGAAACTCTTCGTAGAGAAGTGGGTCGCTATAGCGAAAACCACATTACTTCAGGAAGAGCACTTGGAGAACTTGGTCATCCAGAAGGCCCTACAGTTAATTTAGATAGGGTATCTCATAAAATTGTTTCTCTTAAAGAGAGTGGTTCTAACTTTATTGGTAAGGCTAAAATTCTTAGCACACCAATGGGTAAGATTGCATCTTCACTGATTGAAGAAGGTGTTAAACTTGGCGTATCTTCTCGTGGTGTTGGTTCACTCCAACAAACCAAAGAAGGTTATTCTGTCGTTGGTGAAGATTTCATGTTAGCAACTGCTGCTGATATCGTTGCCGATCCTTCAGCTCCTGATGCTTTTGTATCTGGAATTATGGAAGGAAAAGACTGGGTTTGGGATGGTGGAATTCTGCGTGAGAGGTTCGCAGAGAAAACCTACAAACACATTAATACATTAGTCGATCAGAAAAAATTAGATGAGCAAAAACTTGCTTTATTTAATGATTTCTTATCAAACTTATAAAACTTCTAAATAAATATAGATTTTAATTACTAAGAATCGGAGTCGTACAAATGTCTCGTGGTACAAAATTACAAGAAATGGAAGAGTCAGTTGCTAATCCTAGCGTTAAGCAATCTAAGACTGCTGTGAACGCCAACGCCAAGCCTGGTGAACCAATGCCTAAATTAACTACTGGTGGCACTGCCCCTAGTTATGAAGATCTAGGTGGTCCAACGCCAGAAAATTATAAGGTGGATGACGATTCAGCAAAACTCAAAACTCCAGGTGCATCACTTAAGCAAGTGAGCGATGTAGTTACTAACCGTAAAGGTAAGACTGCCAAGGAAGAGACAGAGGTTGTCGATGAAGTAATTGAAGAAGAAGAGCAAACTACTGAAGAAGTTGTCGCAGAGGAGGAAACTGTGGAAGAAGAAACAGTTGAAGTTAACATCGAAGATGATGTTAATGCCTTATTAGGTGGCGAAGAACTCTCTGAAGAGTTTAAAGAAAAAGCAAAGCTTGTATTCGAGACCGCTTTGAATTCTAAAGTTTCTGAAGTTAAAGAAGCATTAGAAGCAAAATACCAAGAGACACTTGAAGAAAAGATCGAAGCAGAAAAGGCTTCACTTTCTGAGAGAGTTGATTCTTATCTTGAGTATGTTGCAGATGAGTGGTTCACCGAAAATGCCCTTGCAGTTGAGCAAGGACTTAAAACAGATATGACCGAATCATTCCTTGGTGGAATGAGAAGTCTTTTTGAAGAACATTATGTATCAATCCCTGAAGAAAAATATGATGTGCTTGAAAGCATGGTAGAAAAACTTGATGATATGGAGACCAAGCTCAATGAGCAAATAGAGAAGAACATCAGTTTAAACAGCAGACTCGGAGAGTCAGTTGCTGATGGTATACTTTCTAGCGTTTCTGAAGGATTAGCGTCTACTCAGAAAGAAAAGCTCGCTTCACTTGCCGAAAGTGTTGAGTTTGAAAGTGAAGAATCTTATCGTGAAAAGTTGGAAACTTTGAAGGAATCTTATTTCACTTCACAAGTAACACCAACTGCTAAATCTGAAAATCTTTCAGAAGGAGTAGACAGTGCAGAAAGTGCTGAGTCACATTCCGCTTCAATGGCTGCTTATTTGAAGTCAATTTCAGCATTTAAGCAAACCTGATTTAATTAATCAAACGTAAACTTAATAGGTAACCCTACAATGTTCCAATCAGAACAGTTGCAGGAAAAGTGGGCTCCGTTATTAAACTATGAAGGTCTTGAGCCAATCAAAGACAGTCATAGAAAGGCGGTAACCGCAGTTCTGCTAGAAAACCAAGAGAAATTTTTAAGAGAAGAGCAAGCCTTTTCATCAGGTATAAACTTGATGGAAGCCGTTCCAACTAACTCTGCAAACGCTGCAGGTGCTAGTGGTGGATTCGGTGGTAGTGCTACTGCTGCAGGCCCAGTTGCAGGTTTCGACCCTGTGCTGATCAGCTTGATTCGTCGTTCAATGCCTAACTTGGTGGCATACGATCTTGCTGGCGTTCAGCCAATGAGTGGTCCAACTGGACTAATCTTTGCAATGCGTTCACGTTACACCAATCAGTCTGGAACAGAGACATTCTACAATGAAGTAGATACTGCTTTCTCTGGTCAGGATGCTGGCTTTAATGAAGAAGCTGGAATTACTGATGGTAACGCTGGTATGGGAACCACATCACAGAGTGGTGGTAACCCTGCTGTTTTAAACCCAGTTGCATCTGCGTCTACTCGTGGATACAATGTTGGTCAAGGTATGGTAACTGGAGACGCTGAGAATCTCAGTGGAACTGGTAATGATGCCTTCAACCAGATGGCATTCAGCATCGAGAAGGTAACAGTTACTGCGAAATCTCGTGCGTTGAAAGCTGAGTACAGTTTAGAACTAGCTCAAGACCTCAAAGCAATCCACGGATTGAATGCAGAGGCAGAACTTGCTAACATCCTTTCTACTGAAATCCTTGCTGAAATTAACAGGGAAGTCATTAGAACAATCTATAAGGTATCTGAGCAAGGTGCTGTTCAAAACACTGCTACTGCTGGTGTATTCGACTTAGACATCGACTCAAACGGAAGATGGTCAGTTGAGAAGTTCAAGGGTCTTCTATTCCAAATAGAAAGAGACGCTAACGCTATTGCACAAAGAACTCGTCGTGGAAAGGGTAACATCATCCTTTGTTCTGCTGACGTTGCTTCTGCACTAACAATGGCTGGTGTTCTTGATTACACCCCTGCTCTTAACGCTAATCTTAACGTTGACGATACAGGTAACACTTTCGCAGGTGTGCTACAAGGTAAGTATAGAGTCTACATTGACCCTTATTCTGCTAACCTTACTGCTGCTAACGCTGCACCTACAGGTGGTAACCAGTATTACGTTGTTGGTTATAAGGGATCATCTCCTTATGACGCAGGAATATTCTACTGCCCTTACGTTCCACTACAGATGGTTCGTGCCGTGGGTGAGAACTCCTTCCAGCCAAAAATTGGATTTAAGACAAGATATGGTCTTGTTGCAAACCCATTCGCTGAAGGAACCACTCAAGGACTTGGCGGTCTTCAGGTTAACAGCAACCGCTACTACAGAAGAGTTGCAGTTAAGAACCTTATGTAAGAAGTTAATATCTTCTTTCTATCACAAAGGCACCTACGGGTGCCTTTTTTTTATGCTAAATAATATAGTTTTGTCAAGAATTAAAATGACTTCGATTATTGACCCAAAAAAATATACCAAGACCGTTGACCTATTGAGGTCATTTTTTTTGTCTAAAGGTTTTTATGAAGTTCATACTCAGAACCGTTTAAGTATTCTCGCTGCATGTGAAGATCCAGAGACAGTAGCAACATACGAGTATAATGGTGAGGTATGGCCACTACCACAGACAGGGCAAATGTGGTTGGAATATGAACTACTTAAGAACCCTGAAGCACCTGGTTTCTTCTGTGTGTCAACTTCTTATAGACAAGAACCTAATCCTGTAGCAGGTAGGCATGAAGTTATCTTCCCTATGTTTGAGTTTGAGATGCACGGTGGGGTAGATGAACTGAAGAAGATGGAAATAGAATTATGCGAACATCTAGGAATACCTTTAGATAGTGGTAGTATTAGAACCTATCAAGAATGGTCTGA